CCAAGAAGATCTTAACGATCGTGTTAAGGCCGCAGCTTTTATTGGTACGCTTCAAGCAGGTTATACGGAATTCCACTATCTAAGAGAAATATGGCAAGAAACAACAGAGAAAGACGCGCTTATAGGTGTGTCAATGACAGGAATCGGGAGTGCCGCTGTGCTCCAGCTGGATATGACGGACGCTGCAAATATTGTAAAGAAAGAAAATACAAGAGTAGCAAAGTTGATAGGGATAAACAAAGCAGCTAGAACAACATGCGTTAAACCTGCTGGTACAACTTCGTTAGTACTTGGTACGTCTTCAGGTATACACGCTTGGCATAACGATTATTATATACGTAGATTACGCGTAGGTAAAAACGAGCCTATATATAATTATTTAAAAACAAATAATCCTGATTTAGTTGAGGATGAATACTTTAGACCACATGACACTGCTGTTATTGAAATTCCACAATCAGCACCAAAAGGTTCTATACTAAGAACCGAGTCTGCTTTTGACTTGCTAAAACGAGTTAAAAAAATTGCAACTGAATGGGTAAAACCTGGGCACCGTAAAGGTTCTAATACTCACAACGTGTCTGCAACTATAAGTTTAAAAACAGAAGACTGGAACAAAGCTGGTAAATGGATGTGGGATAATAGAGAGTGTTATAATGGTTTATCTGTATTGCCTTATGATGGTGGTTCATATACTCAGGCTCCGTTTGAAGACATAACGAAGCAAGAGTTTAATAAGAGAGTCAAACTCTTAAATGATGTAGATTTATCTAACATTGTTGAAACAACTGACGAAACTGATTTATCTGGTGAGTTAGCCTGTGCCGGTGGATCATGTGAAGTAACAGGCTTATAACTAAAACAATTATTATGACAAAATTATTTTTAACAATGGCTTTGGCTTTCTGTACTATGGTAGCTTCCGCTCAATACTCAGTTTTAACAACAGTTACTGAAGTAGAAGAAGAGTACAATATCACTGATAAAATCGGTGTTGGTTATCAAGTAAATGAAAAGCTTATGGTTGGACTTACTATGGATGGTGAGGACAAGTATGAGTTGCTAGGCCGTTATGCGTTAATGAATGGAGTTTGGGGTACATGCATATATAACTATATGGCAGATTCTGAAACTGAATTAATGGATAACATTGAACTAGGTTTAGGATATTCCTTTAAAGTATGGAACAATTTATATGTTGATCCAAATTACACGATGCCTGCAAAAGCTAACGAAGCTGGCGAAAGAGAGGGAAGTTTAAACTTAAGTGTATCTTACAAATTTTAATTATTAACTAAAAAAGAAAATAACAATGGAAAAAGTAATCAATTATGTAACAGGATTTTTTGGGGGATTAATGGCAATTATGATGGCTATTATTCCAGTAACGATTTTATGGTATGTATTAACCGGCGGAGACGTTTGGGGAATGGATGTTATAACAAATCTTACAGCTTTAATTAACAACTTCGGGACTGGTGGTTTCACTGGTTTAGTAGTTTTGTTGTTAATTGCAGGATTTTTTGTTAAAAAGTAAATTAAATATAAACAATTAAATTAAATTAAATATGAGTTTTAATAAATTAGATTCTTTATTCGACAGCTTACAAGACGTTATTAATGATTGTCAAACTGACGTTACAAAATTTGTTGAAGGAAATAACTCCGCTGGAACGCGGGTTAGAAAAGCTATGCAGGCTGTGAAGTCTTTAGCTCAAGAGGTTAGAACTGAAGTTCAAGATCAAAAGAACGCACAGTTCTAATTGTATTATTAAATGAAGAAAGGGGGCAACTCGTGTTGCTCCCTTTTTTTATATAGCTATCAAGAAGATAGTGATCATTAGTGTTATATATATTAACGGACTAAGATCTATTTGTTTTGTTTCCATATATTTATTTTCACTAATAAATATAAAGATTTAATTTTTATTGTGTTAAGTAATTGTTAAATTATTTTGTATTTTGTTTTACCTTTTTCTTTGTATGCCTTCAGGCATCTGTTTCTATTTTTCTCTGGTGATACATAGCTAATATGAACCCAATTAGGGTTATTATCATCACCAAACTCCCATATCATTTGATCAAAATCTAAATTATCTTTTATCCAATAATACATTTGAGCATTGGTCATGTGGCCAAAAGTGTCATCTATATCCATAGCTTGACCTTTACAATGTTGTGACGTTATAGATCCGCCGATAGCCTTATTTAATTCTGGTGATCTATAAAAGCTATTAATCTTTATAGGTCCACCAACGTACCCTCTAAGAGGTTCAAATACCTCGTTGGCTAATATTTCCATGAAATTAAGTTGGTCATCTCCAGGTGTATTATCTATATCTCTACGTAAAGCGGTTGTGCTATACACCCCTTCTTTATAACTTATATGTTTACTTATCATTTTATTTTATTTAATCCGCAATCGCTATTGTTACTTGACCACCGTATACTTTGTCGTTAGTCGCGGATGTTGTTGTGACTTGTATTGCTAAAAAGTTTTGGGCAGTTGAATTTACATCTGTTATATTTATAGTTGTATTTGCATTACCAGATCCCAAAGAAGTCATTGTTGTCGCATTTATTTGTGCTTCAAAAACTTCTACGGCCAAATCATTTTTATCAAATATATCAACATGTGTTGCTTTCATTCCCTCAGGTATAGATACAAAAGCAAAAAGCTCTGTAGCATTATTAGCTGTTCTCATACCATAAAGAGCACCGGCAGATTCGACGTAACCAACTCCAAACTTAGTATTACCACCATCATCATTGGCCATAAAGTCTGATGGTATTAGTTTTATTACACTACCATATATATTAGGAATTCCAGCTCTAAAAACAGCTCCTGTAGCCGCTATGTTTAAATCACCAGCAATAGTTGTCACTGAAGAAGTTCCATTTCCTATTGTAACATCAACTTCAGTATCAACACTTCCACCTACTAAACTTAAACCAGTTTCACTCCCACCGTCATGACTCGCTACTTGTAATTCTAACTTCCCAGATTCTTCAGTGGTAGTGGCATCGTGAATAGTACCTACTATAGTTGCATATTGTTCACCACTAGGTGTTCCATCATCGTAAGACCAAAACTCTATTCTACCAGTTTCGTCATTATCAACACCATCAGCACCTCTATTATTTAAAAACCTAAATCTTGGGCCAGTAGCGTCGTTAGTTGTATTGGTAAGTTGAAAATTAGGGTCTGTACTATTTGCCGATGTAATATAAAAATTATCAGTTGTAGCCGTTATATCTCCAGTTGCTTCAAAATTAATAGCCGCAGCGGAATCTAATGTTATATCACCGTCAGCCGCTACTTCAAAATGACCAGCGGTTCCAGCAGTATCAACAGTTGTAAGAGTCGTTGCCCCAGCAGCACCAGTTGTTATATCAAATGTGTCGTTAGTATCACCGGTTATAGTTATAGACTTAGTGTTTAAGGCAATGTTATCTACAGTAAGAGCTGTAAGAGTTCCTAATGATGTTATGTTGGTTTGAGCAGCAACAGCTACTAAACCAGCATTAGTTAAAGCCGCTGTACTACCCATGGTTAGTGTTCCAGCTACAGTTGTTACTGAATCTGCTCCATTACCTATGGTTGCATCAACAATACTAGTGTTAGCTCCTCCAATTAATTTTAATCCTTGCGTTAAACTAGCGTCATGCGTTGCAACTTGAAGTCTCATGTCTCCAGACTCCTCTCCTTCGGCAACAACGTCAGTCTTCATTAATATTTTACCATATTGACGTTGGGCATCAGCATCGTTTTCACCAAAAAAATCTATCTCAGCAATATTGTCCCCGCTTGCTTGTGCCCCACCACCAGTTACTCTAGATTTTTTTATTTGAAGCCTAGCACCTTGATTATCATTGGTGTTGTTTTTAATAACCACTGTTGGATCATTTGCATTCGCGGATTCAAATGTTACCGTATCACCACTAACTGTTAAATCTCCATTTACAGTTGTTGTTGAGGTTGCACCATACCCAATGCTAGCATCTACAATATTATTCGTGCCATGACCCGTTAAAACAATTGTATCACGTAAACTTGAAGTGCTACCATCACTAGCCGCAACTTGAAAACTTAATTTACCAGCTTCATCTGTATCAGCGGCTGTACCAACTTCCCCAATAATTTTAGAAAATGAAGTGAGTTCTTGCGCTGAATTATCACCCATAAAAAATATACTACCGCAATCATCCCCATCGGCACCAGCTGCACCTTTATCTTTTACAAAAACTATTTTTCCAGCAGAAGTACCACTATGTGCATTTTCAACAAATATTTGTGGACAATCAGCTTGGTCATTAAAAAAATTTGTAGTATTTGCTAGAAAAGATTTGGTACCCGTAAAGCTTTGCGATCCAGATAAATGAGCTGTATCAGCATCTAAATACGCACTAGCTATAGCATCGCCTTGCCAAGCGCCAGCGCTAATTGTTCCTAACGTTGTTACATTAGTACTTCCTTGATAACCATCTTTTAAACCATCAGGAGTTACCGCTCTAGTTGCGTCCGTACCCGTTGTTGTTTCAGCTGTAGTTGCTAGTTCTACAATACCCTTGGTAGAATCGTCAGCATCAGGAGCTGAATCAGTAGCTTTTACTATTTTATTATTAGAATCTAATCCTAAATTACCACCGCTAGCTATAGTACCAGAGGATATGTTTTCTAAATAAACGTCGCCGCGAAACCTAGATATTAAATCGTATATGTGTTGGCCTATCCACTTCATATTAAATACTTATAATTACATCTACAGTATCAGTAGATCCTACAGTAATATATAAACCATATTTTTCATCAAACCTAAAAATAGAAGAATTGTCTAAAAGTAAAGATGAGTCTGCTGGTATAGCTATAGTATGTATTAAGTTATACGTGCTAGTTGTTCCACTGGTTGGATCATCTTGAATAAACAGAGTGACCGTAGCGTCAGCTGTAACATGCACGTTTGTTAATAGTATAGATTTTATATTAGCGTTTGTTTCTGTAGGAGATATTAACTCTACGGTTACACCAGTAGTTCCAGTTACATTATAAAATTTAGACATGTTTTACTCAAAAAACATTACATACTCTAAAACTACTGCATTATTAGTTTCAGGTGCAGCCACCACGTCTTTATCATCTACAACCGTAAGAGGCATTAATAACCAATCTCCACCATAAAGTCTTCCAATTTCTTGTGGTGTACCACCTGTATCACCTATAGAAATAGTAACATAAGTAGATTTATCAATATTACCTTTACCGTCCCCTATATTTCTAACATATACTTTAGCCGCCGTGTTATCACTTGGCTCTACTAGTTCGTTTGCCATAGTAATTAAATCTACAGCTGTTGTTGCTGCTAGCTTTCTTCTTGAAAACCCAGTTGTTTCTTCTATATCTGTTAGCGCACCCGCTTTAGTCATAGTCATTGACTTACTAATACCTCCAAAACCAGGTGCTATATCTGAAGTTATTGATACTGTTGCTGTTGTTGCCATATTTTGTTTATTTTAAAATTTATTATTAAGAAGCGTTTAAAGTTCTACCTTGATGAAACAAAGCATAACATATTGTATTTGTACCCGTACTAGATGTTATTTCTATATCTGCGGTAGCATCTTCTGCCCCCCAAGGAATAAACATCCAGTCACCCGCGTATAATCTTCCAATATTTTGAGCGTCAATCATAATTGTTACGTAATACGTTTCATCTGTTGAGTGATTAGCTATATAAACTTTATTTGCTTTATTTTGCATTACCCCTGCTACAGGAGAACCACTTGGGTTATCTGCATCAAAAAGGTCAAATTGATCTCCAGTTACTATATCAATGTAGCCATAATCCATCATGTCTAACCCGTCAGCAGTAGTACCCGCTTTCATACACGTTGTAGACGCGTTTACGGACAGATTGTCTGACAATAGATCACTTGTTAGCGTTACCGCTGCTGTTGTTGTTGCCATAATTTATTTATTTATTTAGTTGTTGTTTTTTTTATTCATGTATTAATATTGTTTCATAAGTCATAGACGTATGAACACTAGGTCTTATAGTTATATCAGATTCAGATTTAGAACCTACAGCTGCAGAACTAATATTAGCGGTACCATTACCAGCTGTGTTTAATGTTCCATCTGCAGTAACCCAAACTTCTTCTGAAGCAGAGCTAGCATATCTTGCTTTAAATATAATTGTTGCTTCAGTAGCGACGTAAGTTGTTGTCCAGTTTGGATAATTTAAAGCGTCTATCTGGGCCGCAATATCCGCTACTGTACTATTTGCCGCTGTCATTGTTATACCATCAAACTCCCAAGTATCACCTGCAGCCCAAGTAGCTGCTATAGTTACTGTAAACTGTGCTTTTGTACCGGAAGTAGCATTCCAAGGCATGAACATCCAATCACCAGCATATAATCTACCTATTTCCTCTTGATCAATATGTACTGTATAATATTCAGTAGCTGTAGTGGACGTGTTTTTAATATAAACTTTATTTGCTCCATTAGCCGTGTAATCTCCAGCTCTATATAGATTAACAGCTTGAATAGCCGCTGCGTTTGCAGCAGAGGTTGTTCTTCTCGCTAAACCAGTAGTTTGTGTTACTCCTGTAGATGTCCCGGCTGTTGTTAAGGTTGCTGTTGTTGATAACGCTAGTTCGTCAGATAGTAAATCTGAGCTACTTAAAGTTATTGTTGCAGTTGTTGTTGCCATATTTTTATTCTTTTATTATTTTTTTCTCTACTCTTCCATCATCATAGATATAGAATAGAACTTTATTTTTATTTTCTTTTGCTGGTCTACCTAATAAATCTGTAATCATTATTAGTTTACCTTCTTTAGGTTCCACTCTAGTTAACGGTGGGCCCACCCAAGTTCCTTCACAGTAATCATATGTTGCTTGGCATATAGTATCCCATTCATTCTCGCAACAATAATCGTCCACTGAAATAACCCAAGCGTAACACTCGTCGTTTAAAAAGAAAGGATTACCAGATCCGTTTATACACCACTCCGCTGCGTATAAACAACCTAATGAATCGTGGCCAAAGTTTGTGTTTGCTAATGAATCGTAGTTCCAAGCGTTAACATCCATACAACCTAGAATTACGTCAATACAAGAACCATTATCAGTATTAGCCAACGAATCATAGTTGAGAGCTGTAGAATCCATGCAGCCATAAATGAAAGCAATACAACTAAAATCTTCTGTGTTAGCTTGTGGATTATAGTTAAGCATACTAGGATCGGTACAACCATAAATATAAGGAATACAGTTTCCATTATCAGCGTTTGCTAACGGGTCATAGTTAAACATTGTGCTGTCTGTACATCCATAAGCAAAAGGAATACACGATCCGTTATCTGTATTTGCGTTGGGATCGTAATTAAACATAGTGGCGTCAGTACAGCCGTATACTACTGGAATACAAGTGCCATCGTCTACGTTCGCGTTAGTGTTAAAGTTAAATGCCGTAGGGTCTGTACACCCATAAACTATACCTATACAACTACCATCATCCGTATTTGCAAGTGGGTTATAATTTAAAGCTATAGGTGATGTACAACCATATATTATAGGTGTACAAGGGCCAGGTGTATTTGCTTGCGCGTTATAATTAAACGATCCACTCACCATACAGCCAACCACAACCGGTATACACCCGCCATTGTCTACGTTAGCAGTTGGATCATAATTAAAAGCAGCTGGATCCATACAACCAAACTTAGCAGTGGTAACACAACTACCATCATCTATATCAGCTACAAAACCTTGCGTATAATATTCTACGTAAGCGGGTGATGTACAACCAGGAGAATAATAACAGGCATCAGTTGTGTTAGCATTACTATTATAATTATAAGCAATAGTGTCCATGCATCCTAAGACAACCGGTATACACTCGTTACCACAGTATGGTTGGGCTTCATATATATCTAAAGCGCTTTTGTAATTTCTTAACTTGTTTTCACTTGGACCAGGCCAAGGATTGTTACCTTCATGTATTATAACACCGTAACCATTTTCTACTTTAAAAGAGTTTTGTATCGTCTGTATATCTAGCTGTTGTGGATTTTGTTGTGGCGTAGGTACTTCAAAATAATAAAAGTAAACCTCATCATTAGAATTAAGAACTAATTCAAACGTGTCAGAATAAATACCGTTTTGATCAATTTTAAATTGCCACAAAGAATCTGCTTGTTCAACACCTAACCAACAATTACCCCAGCTATCACCACCATCATCATATAATATTAAATCATAAGTACAAGGAGATGTTAACAGCATTTTATCTGCTGTAGGATCATAATTAAACTGAGTTGAATCAGTACAGCCATAAGTAGCTAATGTCACACAAGAGCCATCATCTATTGTAGCAAGGGGATTATATTCTAAATAAGCCGGTGTTGTACAACCGTATATAGTAGTATCGTTACTACAAGTATCTGAAACATAAGGATTTGACGATGCTGTAAAACCAAAATTAGGTGGGTTTAAATAAAACACCGTGTCTTCACAGTCTAAATTTGTAACCAAACATCCACCAACAACAGAACCACCACCAATACCATCACCATAAGTATCGTTAATTGTAAACGTTATAGAATCACCTACTGGTATACAAACTTGAGTATGTACTGTTTGTCCCGTTTGAGTGTAGTCATAAGTACCAGAACTAACAGATGCAAATGTATCTGTAGCAGAATATATTAACCAAGAGGTTTCAGTTGGCCAATTATCTAATGTTATAGCTATATCTATTAACGATTGACCAGGATTACAAATAACTTCTTGAATACAACTACCATCATCTAAGTTAGCCCAAGGATTATAGTTTGTTGCCAAAGCGTCTGTACAACCTGGGTAATAAATACAACCAACATTTATAGTTGCGGTGGAATCATAATTGCTAGAAACAGTGTCCATACAACCGTAGATAACAGTAAATGGATCGCTAACCATTATATCATCAATACATATATCACTAGTATAAAGAGCTCCTGTTGTTGCTTTAAAAGCCACTTTAAACGTATCAACAGCTATTATAGGATAGTAAGCAAAATGCCAGTGGTTACCTTGATCTCCAGATATAGTATCTATAGGTGTATAAGTACTATCACTTAATACACCTATTTCTAGATCACCCATATCAGCACCATACATGTGGTACCAAAAAGATAGTACTTTACCAGGTGTGTTAGATATATCAAACACAGGTGTATAAGATACAAATTCTTTATCTGGATAATTAGGAGATGATGATTCTACATAAAAATAAATACCATTACCAGTGGTGTGATCTCCTTGTGGGCCAGTATTAATTGAGTTTGTTGGTCCTTGCATTAAAAGCCAGTCACCATCATCGTTTAAACTTTGCTCTAAAGTAACAAAATTTTCAAAATCATGAGCCCAAGGAAAAGTGTTTATTACCTGTGCAAAACTAAATATAGGTAATAGTAATAATAAAACTAAGTTTTTCATTATTTACAATAGCAAGCTTTACACCAACCTAAACAAACTTTTCCAAAAGTTATTTTACATAATAATTTACAAATAAATTCTTTCATATTTTTATCTTTTTCCGCCATGATACTCTACAGCATGGCCTTCTTTAATTAATAATTCATTTACATTTACAAGAGTTAAACACTCCTTACCGTCTATAATATCTACGTGTAACTCACCTAAACACCTGCCGTATTTACCAACGCCATGCGAACACAACTGTATTGTATTAGCGCCTTCTAGTATAGCTTTTAATCTATCTTTTGCAGCTAGACCTTTAGCTTTTTCTTCTAAATCTCTTGTTCTTGATTCTGGAGCATTTATCCCTTGAAATCTAATTCTTTTTTTAACGTGGATATCAAATCCTAAATCTATAGTAGCATCTACAGTATCACCGTCTAGTACTCTATCTAGTTTTATATTATAAGTATACATAATTATTTTGGTACACAATTAGGCACAGTTCTGCCTCCCTTTTTTTTATATCCTTTTTGCTTGTGTGTTTTCCAACACTTCATAGGTGAATTTACTTTTTTTAATTTAAAAGGTTTGTTTTTATTTTTCACCACATTTCTTTTTAGGATTATTAACCTGTCTCCAGTCTTCTTTCTGAAACCAGTCACGTAATGTAGCGCCTTTTTTACGAGCGCCTTTTACATTTGTTTTTGAAGAACGTCTATACTTACCAGCTTTACCAGACTTTTGTTTAGCAGAAACTAAACGTTGTCTTTC